AAGGAGAAGAAATAACCGCGCCAATATTAAGCGAAAACTATTGTATTGATGTTCTTTGGAATGACAAAGAAGATATTGCAATTGAAGATTGGTCGGCTTATGAAGTAATTGTTGAAGGACAAGGCGTTCATTCATTTTTCGGCGTTAATTATAGCGCATAATCATAAATAAATATTTTCGTATATTTACAAAAAATTAATAATTATAAAAACACAATATGGCTACAACCGGAGTATTTAACGGAACTAACTTAATTTTAACAGTTGAAGGTGCAACAGTTGGACATACTACGAGTTGTTCAATGTCTTTATCAATGGACACGCCAGAGGCTACAACTAAAGATTCAAACGGATTCTCTGAATATATCGGAGGCGTAAAAGGTGGTGAAATATCTTTTGAAGGTTTAATCGCTTATGACGATACTGCAAACGCTATCCAAATGGCCGATTATCTTTTAGCAAGAACTGCATTAACTTGCGTTTTTGGAACTGCTGAAACTGGAGACGCGGTTTATACTGCTGAAGCATTTTTATCTAGTGTTGAAATGTCTGCTGAAATGGAATCTGCCGTAACTTATAGCGGATCATTAACCATTACTGGAGCAATCACAAAATCAACAAACTAATTAAATTTAGTTTTTTATCATATAGAGCCGCCGTCATAAATTGGCGACGGCTTTTTTTATATTAATTTAAACCTAATAGAATGACAAACAAAAAAAGGGGTTACATTGACATAAAAGTCGGTAACAAAAACAGAACACTTCATTTTTCAATGAACTTTTGGTCGGAATTTACCGAGCAATTAGGGATTTCACTTCAAGACATTGGCATTGCTTTTCAAAAAGGAATATCTATAAAAGGACTTCGCGCCTTAGTTTATTCAGCAATTTTAGCAAACGACCAAGAACAAAACAACGAAATCGATTATAATTTATTTACTGTAGGCGCTTGGTTAGACGAATTAGACGCCGATAAAATAAATGATATTGTTGAGGCTATGATGCAATCTAAAGTCCTAGGTAATAGCTTACAAGGCGATACTTTAGAAAAGGGAAAGCGTCAGCCGTCAAAGAAACAATAGATTTTGAAAGTTTAACCGATCATTATATCGGTTTAGTTGGCATTAAACCGGATGATTTTTGGCGGCAAACGTGGCGCGAGAACGCTTTAGTTGCTCAATCCTATCATAACAACGTAAATTTAGCTTGGGAGCAAACGCGTTATGTTTCTGTAATGATTCACAACGTACAATGCGAGAAAAAATCGCAGATGCTACAACCTTACGAATTGTTTGAATTGCCAAGCGATATTGCAAGAAAAAAGAAACGAGCAGAGCCAAAATCAACGCGTAAAGAAATGGAAGCATTTTTGGCAAAATATAATTCAATGACTAATAAAAAGACGTTAAAATAAAAGCGTCTTTTTTTTTGTATTTTTGTTTCAACTTATTTAATACTATGGCAGATCAAAATTTAAAAATAAATATCACCGGAGATTCGTCTAAATTGTCAAACGCTCTTTCGTCGGCATCTTCTAAACTTTCTGCATTCGGTTCTAAAATGCAAAGCGTCGGTAAATCGATGACAATGAAATTAACATTGCCGTTAGTTGCTGCCGGAGCCGCTGCGACAAAAATGGCTTTTGATTTTGATAAATCGATGACGTCTATACAAGCGTTGGTTGGTGTTTCTTCCAAAAAAGTTGCTGAAATGGGTGAGGCTGCTAAGAAAATGGCAGTTGATACCGGTAAAAGTTCAAAAGAAGCGGCGGAAGCTTTGTTTTTTATAACATCGGCGGGTTTAAGGGGTTCGGAGGCTATGGATGTTTTAGAAATGTCTTTAAAAGCGGCAGCCGTTGGATTAGGTGAAACAAAAACAATTGCTGATTTATCAACTTCGGCGATGAACGCATACGGCTCTGGAACATTATCCGCATCGGGTGCAACAGACATATTAACGGCAGCAGTAAGAGAAGGTAAATTGGAAGCGTCTGCATTAGCCGGAGCAATGGGCGGAGTAATTCCATTAGCGTCAAATATGGGTGTTTCTTTTGATCAAGTTGGGGCCGCAATGGCTGCAATGTCAAAAACTGGAACAGATGCCGCAACTGGTGCAACACAATTAACCGCGATTTTAGCATCATTAAAAAAACCAAGTGCCGAAGCAGAAAAAGCGTTTTCGGCGATGGGAATGACAACCGAAAGCGTTCAAAAATCTTTAAGTGAGCAAGGTTTATTGTCTACATTAGAAATGCTACAAAATGGTTTAAAACAAACCGGACAAGATACAACGGCAATATTTCCAAATATAAGAGCATTAAAAGGGGTTTTAGATTTAACCGGTGCCGGATTAGAGGACAACCGAAAGGTTTTTGATGCGCTTACTCAATCAATGGGCGCAACAGATAAAGCGTTTGAAAAAACTTCAAAAGCTGCATCGTTTAAAATGACGCAAGGACTAAACTCAATGAAGGAATCTTTGATGGGTGTTGGTCAAGTTATATTGGTTGCAATTGCTCCAGCGGTTCAAAAATTAGGTGAGTTTTTTACAAATTTATCAAATAAGTTTAAAGAATTATCGCCTAGAACTCAAAAAATTATTATTGCATTTGCCGGAATTGTTGCGGCATTAGGGCCGGTTATCGCAATAATCGGAACACTTTTAACAATGGCTCCGGCTATTGGTGCAGCTTTTACTTTAATGATGGGGCCAGTTGGTTTAATTATTGCCGGATTGACTGCAATATCGGTTGTAATTTATAAAAATTGGGCGGGTATAAAACAAGCGCTTGTTGATATAGGAAACTATTTTATTGATTTATACAACAATTCATTGCCGATTCAATTAGCAGTAAACGCGCTAATAATGAATTTTAAAAATATGTTAGCAGTTGGAAAATTTGTTTTTTCTACATTTCTAACAATAATCAAAACTTTTGCAAGTAATTTTATTACAATATTTAAAGGTATTGGAGACATTTTAATGGGTGTTTTTACCTTTGACAAAGATAAAATTATACAAGGTTTTACGGATTTAACAACCGGATTAAAAAACAACTTTACAAACGCATTTGATGCAATTAAAACAGACGCCTCAATTTTAGGTGGTTCTGTTGTAGATAATTTTAATGAAGCGTTAAAAAGCAAAACAATTGCAAAAATTGTTATACCGGTTGAAATGGCCGTAAGTGGTGGCGCAACTACTTCCGGAGGTGGCGCTGGTGGTGGTGCAAATGTTTCTACTGGAGGCGGTGGCGGAGTTCCAACAAGAGGCGCGGCAACTTCTGGACTTTCTGGAATAAGTAGTGCCGGAATACAGACACCTATTAGCGATATGATTGCTGCCGATACTGCAAGGATGCCACAAGCATTTGCAGAACAACAAGCGGTTTTGGCTCAAAATAGATTAACGGCTATGGAACAAGCCGCACAATTTAATCAAAGAATTGGTCAAATAATAAGCGGAGGACTTCAAAATTTAGCGTCTGGAATAGGCTCTGCATTAGGTAACGCAATTTCTAGCGGTGGTAACTTAGCCGGTAGCTTGTCAAAAGTTCTTTTAGGAACTATTGGAGGTATGGCCGTTCAATTAGGAAAATTGGCTATTGCTATTGGTATGACAATGGAAAAAATAAAACTAGCTTTTAAAGGCCCTAATGGCTTTTTAGCAATTGCAGCTGGTGTTGCTTTGGTTGCTTTAGGTAGTGTATTTAAGAATAAAGCCGCGTCGATAGGCGGAGGCGGTGGCGGTAGTAGCTTTAGAGGTGGTGGATTTGCAAGTGGTGGTATTTCTGGAGGTGGTGGCGGAACTGCTTTTGCGAATGGAGGTATTGTAAGCGGCCCAACAATGGGACTAGTTGGCGAATATCCGGGAGCAAGACAAAATCCGGAAGTTATAGCGCCATTGAACAAATTACAATCTATTATTGGAAAATCTAATAACGGCGGAAATTTAAACGTAACCGGCCAAGTTAGAATTGACGGACAAGATTTATTGATTGCAATAGAACGCGCAAACGAAACCGCGGGAAGAATTTACTAAAAAAACAATATGGCATACGGCGTCAAATACAGATTAGAATTTTCCGATGTTTTAGGATTTGGAAAAAAAGTTGAAATATTTAAAAAAGATTATGTTGGCGATGTTCTTCCAATGATAGGAGGCGCAAATCCAGTAACAATTTCTTGGCAATCGTCAAACGATTTTTACAAACCAATAATCGGATCAAAATGTCAATTGTCTTTGTTTGTAACAGATGCGGTTTCGTATGATGACTTTTATAAATTTGATGAAAGAGAATATAAAGTAGTCGTTTACTATGCACAAACACAAGCGGGTTTGTATTCAAAAAGAGTTACAGACGATGCCGGAAGCATAGAATCAATTGAATGTGTTGAAGGCGAAATTGATGCAACACTAGTAACCTCGACAAGTTTTAGAAGAAAAGTTTTAGACGAAGGAGGTTTTTTTGAATCAATAGAATGTTTGTCAAGTCAAATAACAGAAGAAAATGCTATTTGGTCAGAATATTGGTCTGGCTTTTTAGTTGTAGATAGATATAAAGAAAAAATGATAACACCGCCTTTTGCGGTAACTTTTAACGCTTTTGATGGTCTAGGTACGTTAAACAATTTTAATAGCGTAATTGGCTATAACAATAACAATGCGCCAGTAAATATCAGTAATAAATATCGTATTGCTGAAATACTGCAAAATTTAGATTTAGATTTAGACATTTATATTGCATCTGACATAAAATACAAAACATTTGGGCCAGTTACAACAAGTGAATACGAAGATATTACAACTTTAGATTCTGGTTTTGATGAAATGATTGGCGAGTATGGTTTAAGAACTGCAAAAGAACAACTAGAATTGATTTTAAGACAGTTTAATTTAAGAATATACCAATCTTATAATAAATGGTACATTGTTGAGGTAACAAATATTTTTGATTATTATGTTAAAGATATTATTTACAATGAAGTACAATCGGGAACAACACCTACAAATATTAGAAATAGAATTACAACACAACTACAAAACACAAACGTCGAATATATTGATTTTAGGAAGTATGACTATACTGGTAAAACTATTGGAAATGAACGAAAGCAAGTTCTTTATGATAATAAAAATGATTTAAAAGCAACTAACAATAATTTATCGCGCGAATATTTACAAGCTGCGTCAGAAGTTCACACAGTTGGAAGTTATTTAAAAACTAGAAACGCATTTTACAACTCTGGTTTTGAATATGGAAAATTTGGTTTTAATGTTTTAGAAGATTCTTCGGTTTCGCCCGGTTTTGTTATTACAAATCCCGGAAGTGGGTTTTTTCCAGATGGCACAAGAAACTATACACCAAATGGCGGTAGTGGTACCGGAATGATTGTAAGCGCAACTATTAGCGCCGGAGGTGTTCAATCGTTTGTAATTACAAACAACGGACAAGGCTATTTAGTCGGCGATGATCTTACAATTCCTTTTGATGATGCTTTTGGAGTTCTTTGTACGTTTACTATAAATTATATTCCATACTATGCAGAAATAGCAACCGACGAAATATCTTTTAAAGGTAGGCGATCAATGAAACTTACGGACATTGCGCCAATTAGTGGATTTACTCAAATGTTTGAATTTGAAACGGAGGTATTCAATCCGCAAGAGGTAAAATATGCTGATTTTAGTTGTAAATTAAAATACTATTTTAGCTTTTTAAATTCACAAAACACAAATGTTTCGGCAATTTTTCAATATTCAATTTTTACAGTTCTAGGAAGTACCGGTTATTTTTGGGATGCTGCAAGTGGGAAATTTTCTTCAACTTATGGCGGAACAAATTTAATAACAACAACAACGCCAAATAAATGGGTTGATTTATCAATAACTTTAAGCGATACGGATTTAAATATTGGAACAGATACAACCGCGACAATTAAGTTTGTTATATCTAACACAAAATGTTCGGATGCTGATTATGATACAACGTATTTTGATAATATGCAGATATTGCAATCTAAAACATCGGCAGACCAATCGGATCAAACATTTATTGCAAAACTTACAAATGCTGGAGTAAATACAACAATAAAAACAATTAACAGAATACCAGACCAAAAATCTGGATATTTTAGAACTAGAGACGCAAATCCGACTGCTACATTTAAGCCAAATAGTATTGATTTAATGACTGTTTTAAATAGAAACGTTGCCAATGATTATAGAGAATTTATAACTCGTTACAACGGAACTTTTAGAAACTTAAAAAGAGAGCCGTTATCAATACATAATAAAATTTGGTTTGGTTGGCCCGGAATTGAAACCGATCCGCAATCAACTATAATTGACGGATTAACATATAATGTAAAAAATGCTGAATTTAATGTTACTTCACATTTACCAAATAATGATGATGATACGCCAACAACTAGCATAATAAATTAAACTTTTTCCTTTGTTTTGTTTGTCAGCCGTCGTTTAACAACTTTGTTATTCGGCGGTTTTTTTGCAAATATTTTTGTTATTTGAAAATATTTTTTGTATTTTTGCGTAAATAAAACAAAGAAAATATGTTCGAAAACAATTTTAAGGCCGAAATGAAAAGGCTAAATTTAAAACGTTATGACGTTTGCAAACTTTTAGATTGCACGATGCCGACGTTGAAATCACGTTTAACAAATCCGGAAACTTTTACAATATCCGAAGTACTTATATTAAAACATTCTAAGTTTGAAATTAGAACTTTGATTGATTTAATAAATATGTAAATTATGGAATCAATTCAATGGATATTAATTGCGGCGCTTGTCGTAATAGTATCAAAGTTTATTGCAAGAAAACTATGGTCAGATGATTGGCCAGAACATTAAAATTAAAGGAAACAATTATGAAGAAAATTAACATCAAAGGAAAAGAGTACATTACAGTAAACGAGCGTTTAATTTATTTTAGAAATAAAGATGAATTTAAAGGCTTTGGAATCAAAGAAGATATTGTAACAATTGACGAAAAAGAAGGTATTTTTAAAGTAACTATTTACAATACTAATGGAGATCCTATTGTATCGGCACACGCGCAAGAATATAGAGATTCATCTTACATTAACAAAACTTCTTTTGTTGAAAATGGGTTTACCTCTGCGTTAGGTCGAGCGCTTGGTTATTTAGGTATTGGAATTGATACATCGATTGCATCGGCTAACGAGGTACAAAACGCGGTTAATAACCAAAAGGAAACGCCAACAGACAACAGAAATTGGCTCACAGAATCACAATTAAACGCAACTTTAAAGGCCACAAAAGACCAAGCGGAAAAGGTTTTAAAGACTTTTAAAATGAAAAAAGAATACAGACAACAAATAGTAAATAAGTTTAATTTAAAATAAGTAAAACAATGAGTAAAGAGACAATCTACTGCGGAGGCGGTAAGCAAGTAAAAGGAGAATACGGAACTTTTAGAGCCGTTACAATTAATTTATCAAATTTACCGGCAGAACATATTTTTGAATATGAAGGTAAAAAATACGTAAAGCTAAATATCAGCGATAAAAAAGAGGCTGATCAATACGGCAAAGACGTTTCCGTTTCTGTAAATACTTGGAAACCAGAACAACAATCGGAAGCAAAAGCGCCAGTTGCACAAGCGTCGAATGATTTACCATTTTAACATAAAATGTAGGTAAAAACTAAAAGCGGTTTCATTATGGAATCGCTTTTTTTTTAAAATAATTTTGTAAAATGAAAATATTTTTTTAATTTAGTCAAATATTAATCAAATATTAATCAAATTAAAACAAAATGGAAAACGATTTAATTAAATTTTTGACAATGCAAGTTGAAGCATTAAGAGAACAAAACGAAAAATTGCAACAAATTTTAAAAGAACAAACAGACTACATCTGTGATAATAGATTGTAAAAATATGGAAACAAAACAAAAGAAAATTAAGGCGGTATTTGATTCAAACGAAAAATACCATTCATCGCAAGGAATAAGCGCATCGGGTTTAAAAGCAATTTATAAAAAATCGGTCTACCATTTTTTAAATCAAAAGCCTTTTGAATCTTCTGCAATGGCGTTGGGTACTGCGGTACATTGCGCGATGCTAGAGCCGGAACTTTATTATAAAGACTTTCACGTTATGCCAAAGATTGACAGACGTACAAAGGCCGGAAAAGAGCAATTTGCAATGGAGCAAGAAAAGGCTGAAAACAAACAATTAGTTGCGCTTGAAGATCATAATAAAATAACCGCAATTTTAAACAACTTTAGAAATCACGATTTGGCCCAAAAGTATTGCAAAGGCGAAATTGAGTTATCGCATTACTTGGAACAAGACGATTTAAAAGTAAGAGTTCGACCAGATTGTTTAAATAGAGTTGAAAACTTTATTTCAGACGTTAAAACTTGTCAAGACAATTCACCAATGGCGTTTAAAAGAGACGTTTATAAATATGCCTATCATTTACAAGCGGCGTTTTATTCCGATATGTTAGGAGTGCCGACAGAGAATTTTAGATTTATCGCCGTTGAGACAAATTATCCCTTTTCCGTTGAGGTTTACGGATTAAGTGATACAATGATTGAACAAGGCCGAAACGCTTGGAAACGTGCTTTAAATGATTGGAAAATATACAAAGACACCGGTATTGTTTCGGGTTTTATATGGAATGATTTTTCAGATGACGGAAGTTTAATTTTATAAAATATGGAAGAAAATTTAGAAATATTAAGAAACTTAATTATATTATATGCGAAAGTTGATCCGATGGAAAAGAAAAGACTTAGAAGTATAGTTGATGCAAAAAAAATGTTTTGTTTAATTGCTTTTGAAAATATAAGAGGCTTTAAATATATTAAAATTGGCGAGTTTTTAGGAATTCATCACGCAACAGTAATTCACCACGTTAAAAGCGCCAAAGATTTATTAGATAGTGATTATTTTTTTAAAGAAATATTTAGTAAAATAGAAAGTGAGTTTGCTTTAGTAAATAAAAGCATTCCAAAAAAAGATTTAGAAAGTGAAATAAATATTTTAAGTATAAAGTTAGACGAATTACTTAGGCGATTTATTGACAATGAAATTTATGAAAAAAGTTTAAAACTACAAGAAAATAAAATTTAAAATTATGCCAGAATTTAAAATTAAAATTGAAAAAACAAAAAAAGATTATTATAAAGTAACATTAGAAAAAGAAAATAAAATGTTTTATGCAGAATTAGAACGTTCAGAAATTAGACACATTATAGGGGTTTTAGACAATACAATATAAATGGCAAGAGTTAATCCATATCAAAAGTATTTAAAAGGCGAAGATTTGCTACAAAGGGCCGTTATGAATTATATTGAAATGCAATATCCTAAAGCAATATTTACGCATCCAATGAATGAGGGCAAAAGGTCGCCATTTGAACAATATAAAATGAAATATTTAGGAGCAAAGCCCGGAATTCCGGATTTACTTATATTTACTCCCAATTCTGAAAAGAGCGGTTTAGCGATAGAATTAAAACATAAGTATAATAAACCGACACCGAATCAAAAAGAATGGCTTAAATGGCTTGAAAAATGCAACTGGGAGGTAATATGGCTTAATAATTTAGACGACTGCATTGAAACAATAGATAAATACTTTAAAAAAACTTAAAAACTATGAAATATCACACAATCTATTTTGATGCAGATAATCAAAAAGTAAGATGGACACAAAGTTCATCCGGCGAATTAGGTGCAACTTATAATTATATTGGAAAATCAACAAGAGTTGAATTTGATTTGCTTGTTGAGTTGCTTTGGTACAAGTTTGAAGATGACGAAATACCATTGGAAGATTTCAAAAAAATATTCGATGAATTGCGATCTTTTTGCGATTCGGTTAAATATAATTTGATTTTGTGATAAAATTTTTTTAATTTTGAAAATGCGTCGCGGCATAAAACATTTAATACTCTACTGATGAAGCGACCGCGACCGCTGATTCGGTAGGGTTATTTTTTTTATATGGAAAACAAGAAAAATTATTACGCAATAATACCGGCAAACGTTAGATATTCTAAAAACCTAAAGGCTAATGAGAAACTAATGTACGGCGAATTAACCGCCTTGGCCAATGAAAAAGGTTTTTGTTACGCCTCAAATGAATACTTTGCTAAATTATACGATGTTTCAAAAGTTAGTGTTTCAAAGTGGGTTTCTAACCTAGCAAAAAACGATTTCATAAGGCTAAAAATGATATATCTGCCAAAGTCAAAACAGATAAAAGAACGACGAATTTACATCACACCCCCCACAAAGAAAAGTTTAATACCTATTAAAGAAAAGTTAAACACCCCCCACAAAGAAAAGTTAAAGGATATATATATATCTAGTATTAATAATAATATAAAAGATAATAATACCACAAAATCAAAAACGCCAATATTTAATGAACTTTCAATAAAAGCGTTTCCGCATTTTGTAGCTTTATTTCCATTAAGTTATAAACCTAAAACAAAGGCGCAAGAAAACAAGTGGCTGGACTGCCTAGATAAATTGCAACGAATAGATAAATATAATTTACGAGACGTTTACAACGTGGCAAAAGAATTAAGAGACGATGAATTTTGGCAAAAGAATTTTCTTAGTATTTTAAAATTTAGAAACACCGATAAAAACGGAATAAAATATATTGATCGTTTTATGACTACTTACAAATCAAAACAAAAGCCAATTGGCTACAATAAAATAAAAGGCCTTATAGAATATTATATTTATACATCACCGGCAAACGGAGAAAAAGAGTTGGGAGCAAAAACAAAAAGCGGAAAGTTATTTGAATTCCATTTAAAACAAAACCTCCAAACAAAAGAATTTCAAGAGTTAAAAGAATATATTAAAAACGGAAATAAATAAAATGAAAACAATCAAAAATGAAACAATGGAAAATTTAGTTGATAATATTTGGACTTGTGGGTGCGGTGCTTTAAATGCAGCATACATACAAACTTGTGGCAATTGTAATAAAAACACTTAAAAATAAAACAATGGAAGAAAAAATACAAAAGATTTTAAGGAAAATTGACAAATATTCTGAAAAGCTAAGATCACAACCAAATATTAATGATTTCCAAAAAATAATTATTAGAATAAAAATCAACAAGGCAAAACGAAAATTAAAATTATTAATTACTAAAATTTAAACAATGGAAGAAACAATAAAAGAAATCGAACAGTATTTAAAAGTAACATATCCGGATGATTGGTTTTTATTAAAAAAAATTGAAATACTAAAAGTCGATGTTGAGATTAAAGTAAAAAAATCACAAATTGAATTTTATAATAAATTTATTAAAAAATAAAAAATGAATATCACAGAAAAACAATTGGAAAAAATAAGCGGTGCAATTTTAACTTCATTTATTAACTTACACTTTTTAGAAGAAGCTAAAAATACTGGCCTATTTCAAAGGCGAATTAAACAAAACGTAAATAGAACTATTGATGATTTACTTTATATTGAGACTCAGTACTATAATAAAGTCGAATCCGTAGACGAAAAAGGTTTGAGCGACAAACTTATCGCTAATAAATTAGAGTTCCTTAAATGGCTTTTAAATGAGTTTGATTTTAATGATTTTTGTAAAATTCAAGAGGTTTGCAAAGCGTATTCATTTGACAAAGAAAAATTGACAGACGTATCGGATGCGATTTTAACAGAAAACGGCTCGGAAGTATTTGAATAAAATTAATAAAATGACACAATTAGAAACTATAAATTTTATCAATAAAAGAGTAGGCACAGAATTAATCGAACACGATTACATTTTTAATCCTTACGACGCATTTGATAAAAATTACATAGTAGAAATAAAAAACAGAAGGGCCAATTATAAAGAACCATTTTTAGAGGTTAATAAAACGATTATAAATCTAAAGTTGGCAAAAAAACAAAACAAAGAGTATTTATACGTTCAACAAGACGATACCGGCGTTTATGTATTTAATATCAGTAAAATAGATTTGAATAGTATTTATAAAAGATTTTACAACGTACCGGCAACAACTGATTTCAGTAACAACAAAAGAGTAAACAAAGAATTTTGGATATTGACCAAATCATTAGCAACTAAATTAATAATATAAAAAACAATAAATAATTTTTTAATATTGAAAATATTTTTTTAATTTAGCAAAAACAAAAAAGGAAAACTTAATGAAAACATTTCAAGACTTCAACATTGATGTCGGCAATAAATCGACTGGCAAAATTAAAACTCAATGCCCTAAATGTAGCCAAACACGAAAAAATAAACGCGATAAATGTCTTTCGGTAGATTTGGACAAAGGTTTATTTAATTGTCATAACTGCGGTTATAGTGGCACAACTAAATTTGAGAAAAAAGAAGATTACATTGTACCGCAAAAAATAAAAGTTAATTTATCCGAACAGATTGTCGATTGGTTTAAAACTAGGGCCATAACAGAGCCAACTTTAAAACATTGGAAAATAGGGCAATCAATGGAATATTTTCCGCAAGTTGGTAAAAAAAGACGCGCAATAAATTTTAATTATTATCGTGAAAATGATTTAGTAAATGTAAAATATAGAGATTCGGAAAAGAATTTTAAAATGGTTTCTGGTGCTGAATTAATATTTTACGGCTTAGATAATATTAAGACAATGGAAAAAATTTATATTGTCGAAGGTGAAATGGATGCTTTAAGTCTACACGAGGCCGGTATCTATTCCGTTTGCTCTGTTCCAAATGGCGCGTCTAAAGGAAATCAACGCCTAGAATATTTAGATAATTGTTTCGAGTATTTTAAAGATAAAACAGAAATAATACTTTGTACCGATAACGACAATCCCGGAATTGAACTCCGAAACGAACTTGCAAGAAGATTTGGCGCGTATAGATGCAAATACGTTGATTTCGGCGATTATAATGATGCTAACGAGATACTAACATCAAAAGGAGGTGAAACGCTTAGAAACGTTATTAAAGAGGCTAAAAACTTCCCTTTAGAGGGTGTTTTAAATATTTCAGATATTTGGCAGTCGGTTTTAAATTACAATGAAGCCGGTGTAAAAAATTATTCAATCGGTTTGCCCGGTTCGGATAACTATTTTAAAATGTCGCTTGGCGAATGGACTGTTGTAACTGGTATTCCGAATAGTGGAAAATCAGACGTTATGGATCAAATATTTTGCAACCTTGCAATTGATAATGATATGCGATGCGGTATTTTTGCGCCCGAATCATTTCCGTACGAGGGCCACATAAAAAGAATAGCAAACAAATTAAACGAAACGAATTGTAATAGTGAGCAGTTAAATAATACAAAAGATTTTATAGAAGATCATTTCTTTTGGGTAAAAATAGATTTAGAAAATTTAACATTAAAATCAATTCTGAATCATTTTAGAGATTTAGTTTTTCAAAAAGGAATAAACGTTTTTGTCATTGATCCTTGGAATATGCTCGACCATTCAGCGCAAAGAGACCATTCTTACATTGGGCGAGTATTGTCCGAAATTACGCAATTTTGTCAGCAAACTAATACGCATCTTTTTTTGGTGGCGCATCCTAGAAAAATTGAATCTGAAAATGGAAACTATAAAAAACCAACGCTTTATGATATAAGCGGCTCAGCAGACTTTTTTAATAAGGCCTACAATGGTTTAATTGTTTTTAGATGTATTGGTCAAAAAACTAAATTCGGTTCGGATGTCGTTAAAATTTATGTTGAAAAAGTAAAACGAAAAGAAAACGGCCAATTAGGCGAATTTGATGTCGCGCCGGATTTTCAAAATGGCGGTGTTTATAAAGATATTGATTTGGAAACAAGAAAATTTGAAGTAATAAAAGACGATATACCTTTTTAATATGAATAAAATATATAACGAGAAGAATACAAAAACAATGCAGAAACTAACTGCAAAAAGTATTGATTTAATAATAACTTCACCGCCATATAATATAATAAGACCAAACTCAATTGATAGGGGTTACGATTTATATAAAGATGGAATAAGTAACGATGATTATATTGATTGGACTTTAAATATATTTAAAGGATTTAATAAAGTTTTAAAGAAAAACGGAGTTGTATTATACAATATGAGTTATGGTACTGAAAACACAATATTAATGAGTTTAGTTGTCGCTGATATTATTAAAAAAAGTGATTTTACTTTAGCAGATATTATAATTTGGAAAAAGAAAAATGCTACACCTAACAACGTATCTCATAATAAAATGACAAGAATTGTTGAATATGTTTATGTATTTTGTAGAAAAGAAGAATTTCATACTTTTAATTGTAATAAAAAAGAATTAAGTAAAAGAGATAATGGCCAATCAGTTTATGAAAATATATTTAATTTTATAAATGCTAAAAACAATGATGGCTCAACAAATTTAAATAAAGCAACTTTTAGTACTGAATTAGTAAGAAAATTAACAAAGACTTACGCTAAACAAAATAGCGTTATATACGATCCTTTTATGGGAACTGGTACAACCGCTATTGCTTGTATTATAGACGGACACAAATATATTGGTAGTGAAATAAGCAAAGAACAATGTGAATATGCAGAAAAAAGATTAAAACCTTATTTATCACAAACAAAATTATTTTAAATGCCAAAAAAGAAAAAAATTAATATTGTAGTAACCGAAAAACATCATAAAGCGCTACAATGGTGTTTGCAAAATGATATAAAAGTCGGCGTTTTACCAACTAAAAAAGGTTTAAAAGTTGAAATAGACGAACGCGGAAAAAAAATAATATCACCAGAAACATATTCGCAAGAAGATGCACAGAAAAAATGTTGGCAATTATATTTATATCTTTACAACAAATATTGGAAATTATGAACATCAACTTTAATACAACTCTTTTTGCAATTTATGGAATTTGTTTTGGCGCTAATTATTGGAATTCTAATATGGATGACGATTTCGGCGAAACTGATTTAACCGGCGAAACTGAACATTGTTTGCAATTCTTTATTGCGGTTTTAGGAATTTCTTTTGTTTGGTTTACACAAGATGAAGCATAAACTTGTAAACGTAAAATCTATAAAACAAACGCCAAACAATCCGCGTTTGATAAAAGATGCTAAATTTAAAAAACTTGTCAAGTCTATAAAAGAGGATGACTGGATGATGAATGTCCGGCCTATTGTAGTTGATGAAGATATGACAATACTTGGCGGAAATATGCGTTTAAAAGCGTGTATGGCTGCCGGAATGTTTGAAGTACCAATACACATTGAAAGAGGTTTAACCGAAGAACAAAAAAGGCGTTTTATAATTAAAGACAATTCCGGGTTTGGCGAATGGGATTGGGATATTTTAGCGAACGAATGGGATATCCAACAACTTGTTGAATGGGGTGTTGATCTTCCGGTTTTTGATTTACCAATTGAAGATGAAGAAAAAGGCGAAACGGACAACGACAAAGAGATTTGCGAAATGTGCGGTAAATAGTTTTCGTAAAGTTTTCGTAAAAAAATGAAAAAATTCTTTTAAAAAGTTGTGTAATTGAAAAAATTCTTTTACTTTTGAAGTGTTAAACAAATAGATATTATGAAAGTAACAAAAATAGCAAAAGGATTATATAAAGTGGTAGATAGCAAGGGAACTTGGTTAGCTATGGGGCCAAACAGAAGTGAAGGGAACTATTGGATTGGATATGAATGCGACAATGAAAGTGATTGTAGTAACGATACTAATTGGGGAATAGGTTTTAAGACATTTGCTCAACTAAAAAGATACTCACAATCTTTTTAAAAAAAAGAAAAATAAATTATGAAAATGGCAATTAGAGAAACAGTAAACGGAATAAGATTTCAAGAATTAAAATGGTCAGATAGTGAAACTAGATATGTAAAAACGTATTTAAATAAAGACGAGCTATTTGTTCGGTTTCAGTATAAAAATAAGAAAGGTTTCGTAAACGCGATAAATAAAGAAAAAAATAATTTAAAATAAATTATGAAAGATTGGAAAGATATACTCTACGAAGAGTGCAAAAATGATCCTTTACCAGATATTTTTATAATAAAAGAAGAAGAACAAGAAGAAAATAAATCTAAAGCCTAGCAATAAAATGTTAGGTTTTTTTTTATGTTTTATAATTTGATTACTTTTGTATTATGACAACAAAAACCGACATATTAAAAAAGAATCTTTTAGCGGCATTGGAAAAATCTTTAGGAATAGTAACAACGGCTTGTAAAATAGTCGATTGTAATAGGTCTACTTTTTATAAATATTATAACAATGACCAAGATTTTAAAAATGCAGTTGATGAATTGGAAAATTTGACTTTGGATTTTGTAGAATCTAAATTGCATAAGCAAATCAAAGACGACAATACAACGGCGACAATCTTTTATCTAAAAACCAAAGGGAAAAAACGCGGTTATGTAGAACGCAGAGAAGTTGAAATGACTGCCGAAGTAAGTACAAGTAAATTATCACCGGAAGCAAAAAAGAAAATTGACGATATTTTAAACAATGAATATTAACGGAATTATAAAACAAAAATGTGAAGATTCGCTTTTGTTTTTTACTCGTTATATTTTTAAGGAAAATACCGGAAAAAAATTTGAAGCAGCAAAATTTCATCACACTTTAGCAAACACATTAGAACAAGTTTATAATGGCGAAATAAAGCGTTTGATTATAAATATACCTCCGCGTTATGGAAAGACTGAAATCGCCGTAAAAATGTACATTGCGTGGGTGTTATCAAAAAAACCGGCCGCAAAGTTTATTCATTTATCATATTCAGATTCATTGGCGCTTGATAATAGTTCAATGACAAAGGAGTACATCAATTCGGATGCGTTTCAATGTATTTGGGATATAAACCTAAAAAAAGATTCACAAAGCCAAAAGAAATGGTACACAACCGAAGGAGGCGGAGTTTATGCTACATCTTCCGGGGGTGCAATTACTGGATTCGGTGCCGGTAGTGGTGGCGCTATTATTATAGATGATCCATTAAAGCCAGATGACGCTTTATCTGACGTTAGACGCTCGTTTATTAATAATCGATACAATACGACCATTCGGTCAAGGGTAAACGATAGAGACGTACCTATTATCGTTATAATGCAAAGGCTACACGAAGAAGATTTATCCGGTTACTTATTAGATGGCGGAAGTGGTGAGCAATGGCATCATTTAAAATTGTCTGCATTAGACGAAGAAAACAACGCGCTTTGGCCCGAGAAACATTCTTTTGATGAACTAGAGGCAATACGCCAAGCAGATAGATATACTTTTAGTGGTCAATATTTACAAATTCCATCACCGCCCGAAGGTGGCGAATGGCGAAAAGATTGGTTTCAAATTATTAATAAAGCTGAAATACCAAACGATATTGTTTATGAAATGTATATTGATGGCGCCTATACTAAAGATACTCGTAATGATCCAACCGGTATACAAATAAGCGGTAAAAGTGGCGACAATCTTTATGTATTTAAAAGCATCGATAAATATTTAGAAATGCCGGAACTAAAAAACTTTATTACTTCATTTGTAAAATCTTGCGGTGTAAATGTTTCTCAAATATTAGTTGAGCCAAAGGCATCTGGAAAATCCCTTGTACAATTATTAAGGCGAGAAACAAATTTCAATGTATCGGAAATAAAAACAAACTTTGTTCGGTATTCTAAAATTGAACGTGCAAGAGCATCGTCTCCATTCATTGAAGGTGGTCGAGTTTACTTAGTCAAAGACAATTGGAACGAGGCTTTTTTACAACAAGTTAGCACGTTTCCAAACGCTAAACACGATGAGCATATTGACGTAACATCGTACGCAATAGAACGGAACTTAATTAACAACTTTTTTATCGTTTAAAAACAAATTTTAATTTTGTATTTTTACGAAAATTTTATATCTTAATAAAATATGGCATCTTTTCTCGATAGATTCAAATCACTAATAAATAAAAACGCGCAACAAACTGCAATCGAATACAACAAAGCAATTTATAATTGGCTTGGTGATTCTATTGTTTGGAACTCTGAAAATGACAATTCATATATTACAGAAGGATATCGAAAAAATGCGACAATTTATTCTTTGATTAATTTAATCACAAAAGCCGCTACAACTATTCCTTTTCAAGTTTACGAAAAGACAAACGAAAATGATTATAAAAGATATAAGGCTTTAACCTCCGGAATGATGGATGCGTCGTCAATACAAAAGGCGTCTATTCTACAAAAACGCGCTTTAGTTGAGTTACACGATACAGATTTACATAAATTATTAGAGCGACCAAATCCAGCACAATCTTACAATAGTTGGATCACCGAATTAATTGCTTTTGGTAAATTAACCGGTAACAGATATATTTACGGAATTGGTCCAGATAACGGCCCAAATGAAGGCAAATTTACTGAATTGTATGTTATGCCGTCGCAAGTTATGGAAATCGTCTCTGGCGGTATTATGGAGCCGGTATCACAATATAAATTAGAATACAACGGAACAAAATACATTGACGCCTCGGATATTTGCCATATAAAAGACTTTAATCCTTACTATGACGGAACCGGAACTCATCTTTATGGACAATCGCCATTAAGAGCGGGTTTAAGGTCATTAACTACAAATAATGAAGCCGTACAAACCGGTGTAAAATATTTACAAAACCAAACCGCTAGAGGGGTTTTAATGTCTGACGAAGGCGATTTAAACCAAGTACAAGCGCAACAATTAAAAGATACTTTCAGAAGGCAACACCAAGGTTCTGAAAATGCCGGTGATGTTATTATAACGCCAAAGAAATTGTCTTGGCTTAATTTTGGATTAAACGCAGTAGATGTTTCTTTAATAGAGCAATTTAACGCAAGTCAAAAAGATTTATGTAATATCTACAATGTGCCGGTACAATTGTTAAACAATACCGATTCATCTTCTTATAATAATATGAAGGAGGCTAAAAAGGCATTGTATCAAAACGCGGTTATTCCAGAATTGTTAAAAATACAAGACGAATTAAATAGATGGTTAGCGCCTAAATATGGAGAAAATATCTGTATTGAATTTGATTTTTCTGCTATTCCGGAACTTCAAGAAGAAACTGACAAAGTTGTTGATCAACTTTCAAAGGCTTGGTGGATTACTCCAAACGAAAAACGTACTGCAATGAATTACGGAGTTGATGAAAATGATACAAAGCTAGACGATTATTTTATACCGGCGAATCTTATTCCGATTAATACCGATGAAATGGATATGCCAATTGAATCAATTGATATTGATGTCAATAAATTTTTAAGCAAACAAGAAACGCCTAAAAAAGAAATCAAAGGAATTAAGGTTGCAACGTATGGCGATAAAAAGGAATAAATGGCAAAGCGCATTTGAAAAAGAATTAACCAAAGCGGATAAAAGGCAAATATCTAAGGTAAAGCGCTACTATAAAAGCGAATACAATAAAGGTATTGAGTCTTTTCTTGCAGAAGGTCAAACAAACTTTCAATTATTATTTAACACTTCCGATTTACTTAAAATATATCGCGATTTGTATTCCGATATCGGTTTACAATTTGCAAAATGGTACGCTAGAAACTTTGATAAATACATTGAAAAGGGTGTAAATCCGAATCAATACGTTGAT